TCTTCTTCCTTGGCTTCAGCCTCAACTTCTTCAGTTGCAACTTCTTCCTCTTCTTTTACTTCCTCTTCGTTAGGAGCTTCTTCAGTTCTTTCAACCTCTTTAACAATTTCTTGCTCTTCGTTTGACTTAACTTCTTCGCTTCTAACTTCAGGGCTTTCTTCTTTCTGCATTGAAACCTCTCCTTTGTTAGACGTTATTACTTCACAGTCAAACGACTGCATTTTTTCACTTTCACTTCTTACTTGTGCCTTTGGATCTGCTGGAACAGCAACGAAAGAAACCTCAAGCGGTTCCCAGTCTACAACTCTGTAAGTCATTAGGTCGTCGCCTTTCTTTTTAATTTCTTCAACTTTATGTATTTTATAGCCAACTGAAATATTTCTTAAAATCCCATCTTTAATATCTCTTACAATTCCCGAAACTTCGCTTCTTGATGAAAGCCTAAGAGTTGCAATTCCCTCATCTCCTTTTAAAGATGCCTTTTCAACAACACCAATAACTTTATTTAAACCCTCTTGGTCGTGAGAGTTTAAAACAGGAGCGCCGGCCTCAAGCCTTTCCATTCTTACGTTGCTTTTTTTCATTGCTAGCTCTTCAAAGTAGTACTCACCTGAAAACCAATCAAATCTTTTAACTGCTGCCCCTGTAGTCCATACAACGTCAACCGTATTTGATTCTTCGTTATAAGTTTGCGGCATCATTCGAGCGCCAATCATACTTTTTGGTAATTTAATTGTCTTCATTACTCACCTCGTTTTCTGTTTGAAGTATCCCTGCAAAAGTTACGTTCCTCGGGTCACTATCAAGAATTATTTTTTTGTCATCTAAAACTTTATTATCTTTTTCAATTTGGGCAAAAATCTTATCGGGGTCTCTTCCCATTGCCGTTATTTCTTCACTTAGAGAAGTAAAACCAGAACGAACTGATTTTATAATTCCAGTTATCTCTTTACTAGGGTCAATCATTTCTCTTCTTGGTGAAATGTGTCTCCAGCTTATATTTTTTAAATTTACATTATTTGTTAACTCGTAGGTTTTAATAAAATCTTTTACAACTCGCTCAATAAACATATTAATCATAACGTGTTGTCGCCAAGAATCTATATTTCTTCCCATTTCAATCCAACCCATACGGCCTGAAGAAAAATTAACTTCTGAAAGATCACCCGTTAAAGATTCGTAAGTTATTCCAAGCCCTGAAGCAATTGAATGAACCATAACGGAATTAAACTCTTTAAAATCTTCCATGCTTGGAGGATTAGCAAACTTAATATCTTTTCCAGCCGGTAAACTTTCAATAATTCCTGGCTCAATTCTTTCCATTACGTCTGTATCTTCCAAATCGTGAAGGTCATCAACTTCAACACTTTGGTTAACAACAAAGCCAGCAAAACAAGCTGCAACTTTTTGTTTCATAATTGTAGCATCAAGAAATTCATCTACGTCTCGGAGTCGAATTACTGAAGGCGCTAGCCATGTAATTCCCCTTACTTGGCCAGGCCTATCTGGTCTAAAGGTGTGATAAATCTCTTCTTTAGAAATTGAATTGGTTGCAATTCCTTTCATTAAACCGTTTTTTCCAAAGCCAATTGTTGACCAATCGCCCGGATGCGTTTCGTATAAATGGTAAGACTGAACTCTACCATCCTTATCAAACTCAATACCGTTGTTTATAAAATTTCCGTCTTTATCTGGTGCTGCAACTTCTTGTGCTATAAAGTCTGATTCTAATAATTGAACCTGCATTGGAAAATCAAAGTTTCTGCTAACTCTTTTCCTTGCTAAAATCTCACCACTTTCAACAACACCTTCCATTACAGTTTTTTGAAGACCGTAAAAGTTTAGTTGTTCGTTAAAATCGCATTCTGTTGATTCAGCCCATTTGTTCCAAGCTTCTTGTATTTTTTCAGCACCTGCACCGTCAAACTTTGTTTTAATTCCACCACCAACTACATTTGAAGAGATAACCATTATCCCTTTTGCTGCCAGTGGGTTATTTCGCCTTAAGTCTCGTGCCCTGTTTCTTAAAATTTCAAGTGAACTAAAAATTTCAGTGTTAGCACTTGTGCTTGGAGCAAACCAAGAACTTAATCTTTTTGTTTTTGCAGCTGCTTGATATCTTCTTTCCTCTTTCTTTCCAGAAAAAAGCCTACTAAGGAATGATTTATTTTTTTTTGCCAACTAACTAGTCCTCGTTCCTATCAAACCGGTCTTCTCCATGCTGGCTAGAAGCCCTACACTTATCAAGGCCCTTTGCTGGGCGCATTGTTAATCTGCGACCGCCAAACATTCCAGAGTTTGAACCTTTGTTCTTTTTTAAACCAAGTTTAACTTGAATATATTCTACGGCCTTAAGCATATCATTCATGGATCTATATACAACTTTTTTATCGTTATACTGAACCTCTCTAACACCCTCGGCAATTGCGAGCTCTAATCTTTGGAGATCTTCGTAAGTATATGGGTTCTCATAGTTTTTTTTGCTCAAAAATCCTTCCTTGAATTACCAGTAATTTGAATCCCTCTTTTTCTTAACTTTAGATTCTCTATTCTTGTTATTCTGTTTAATTTCTGGTGGTTTTGCAATACTATTAGTAAGTCGGCTTCTTTTCTTTAAATCTGCTTCTGTCAACTTGTTAATTCCCATTATAATCGCTGCCGCTTTATTGTAAACCTTTAAATCCAAAGCCTCGTTTCGGTCTCTTATTTTTTGCCATTCATACAAAAAGAACCCCTTGTTGTTCTTCTTTTTAACAAGCTGCTCTGCTGTTAACATTTTGAAATATTCTTCATCATATTCTGGAAAGTGATACCACCCTAACGGCAATGGTGAAGCGGCATCTAGGGGTTCTTCTTGGTTTAAAGCACCGTATATTTCAGACTTTAAAATATCAATTCCAATAGTCCAAACCCTCATTCCAAGGCGCTTTGTTTTTCCACTTTTTCTAACATCAACGGCCTTTGGTATCTGCACGGCAACGCTTGCCTTTGAGCGACCTTTTACCGGAATTACTCTCGATCTTGGATATTTCCGACAAAAAGCATAAACCATTTGAGTATTATAACCGGAGTCGATTGCTGTCATGGCAATTGGATATTCTTGGTCAGAATCCTTAATTTGATATTGTTTTTGAACGTAAAAATCTAGCTTTGACCAAACCTCATCACCGGAAGTATCACCTTCTATAATTTCGTAAGTAATAGAATAGTTTTCACCACCTGTTAACCAAGCAACAACCTCTAACTCAAGTCTATTTTTCTGAACATCAACTGCCATTGTTAAAAAATGAGGTGTTACTGGAATTTCACCAATCTTATAAGAGCTCCGCCTTTTAAAAATTCTTTTCCAATCTGGCGCATCCCCTCTTTCTTTCCACGTTCTCCCTAAAACGGTGTTGTGAAAAGTTTTCATCTTTTCATCATTTCCCTTGGCCGTTATAAATTCTTTAACCGCATCTTTCCAAGAATACCAACCTAGAGGAGAGTAAAGGGAAGATAAATGATAGCCCCTTGATTCATTTTCAGGGAATTCATGATCCCAAAAACCACCATTTAATAATTTTGTTTTAAAATGTTCGGGGATCCCCTCGCCGCAGTGTTCGCAGTATAATAAAACGGTGCTAGGGTCATCGTCTTCCCATTTTAAATTCTCCCAAATTATTTCTTGAGGTTTTTGGCAGTAAGGACAGTGAACTTTGTATTTTGCTTTACTTGAATTATTGTAGGCAACTGAAATTGTACTTGTATCTTCGTAAGTTGGGGTTGAGATTCTAAAGATTTTCTTTTTTGAGCCAAATGTTCTGGTTCTCGCCATACCAAGTGATATTGGCGACCCCTCCCCATCGAGATCCCTAGGGTATCCGTCTTCCTCATCGAACATTATATTTTTAATTGGCATTGATCTAATTGAGGCAGCTGAGTTTGCACCACTTATAATTAAAAGTCCTCCAGGGAAAGACTTTAACATTGTTGTATTGTCTTTATCTTTTGCCTTTGACTCTCCAATTTTTTTTAACAACTGCGGAGTCTCTTCAATCATTGGTTCAATCCGCATCTTTACGTTTCTTTTTGCTGTGTCCGTTGTAGGCATAAGCATTAAAGTAGGGCCAGGGGCGTGATCGATAATATAACCAAGCCAATTAAATCCAGCTTCGGAAAAACCAATCTGTGCACCCTTCATTACAATGATTTCATTATAAATAGAGTCTTCACTTAGAGCATCCATAACCTCTTTTAAGTAAGGCGCTCTTGATGTTCTCCATTGACCGGCTTCAGCTGAAGATTTTCTCGAGAGGATTCTGTATTTGTCAGACCATTCACTGACTAATAATTTTTCTGGTGGTCTTATACCATTTAAAAAAGTGTCCTCAACGACGACGGGCTTTGAAAGCAAGTCGTAGTCTAAAACTAAATCTTCTTGAGATTCCTCGATCATTTATAAACTAATTTCCGTAATCTTTGGAATTGATTTTAAAAACTCATTTCTTGACTCTGGGTTCTTTCTATAAACACCACCAAGTTTAGACGTTCTTGTAATTGAAGAAGAGTCTTTTACACCTCTAGTCTTAACGCAAGTGTGAATCCCATCAATTACAACTGCAATATTATCAGTTCCAAGTAATCTTTGTAAGCATTCATAAATTTGTAAAGCAAGTCGCTCTTGAATCTGTGGGCGCTTTGCAAAGTAATCAACAATTCTATTTAACTTACTTAAACCAATAACTTTTTTATCAGCAATATAACTAATGTGAGCTTTTCCTAAAATTGGAACAAAATGGTGTTCGCAATTGCTGTTCATTGTTATGTTTGCCTCTGTAATCATTTCATCATAGTGAAATTTATTCTCAACAACTGTAATTTTAGGAAAATTCTCAGCTCTAAGGCCGTAAAATATTTCGTCAACGTACATTTTTGCAACTCTTTTTGGTGTTTCAACTAAAGAATCGTCTGTTAAATCCATCCCCAGAATCAACATTATTTTTTTAAAATGAAAAGCAATCTGTTTTTTTTGCTCTTCTTTTGTAATATTTGGCTCAGTCCAAGGTGTTTTACTTTTTAAATCGTTCATTCTAGCCCTGTTATTTTGTGAGTTTGTAGTGAAAGCCTTAAATTTGGCTCTTTATAAATACGGTTAACTGTTTTAAAAATGTTTTGGGTGTAATTGTCATCCCAAACTGGCTGAAGAAAAACATTTTCGTATCTTTCGTGTATTGATTTAAAGTCTTCTAGGTTAATACCTTTAACAAATGGAAATAAAAGCTTTAAGTCGTGAAAGTATTCTAAAACTGTATCGGCTGCCTTTTGTTTTGGTGAACAAGTAATATGAGCTAGGTAAGGAAGCGAAGGACCTAATTTTCTACTTCCATTTGTTTCTATGTGAAGTTCAAAACCAGCTTCAGATAATTCTTTGCAAAGAGCTTCGTCAACTTGAAGAGCTGGTTCACCACCACTAAGAACTAATATTTCAATATCACCTCTAATTTCACCAAGTCTTCTTATTATTTCCTTTGAGTCCATTCTTTCACCACCAACAAAGTCAGTGTCACAAAAACTACAAATAGAATTAGGCTTGTCTTCTGGTCTACCACTCCATTTATTACAACCACTAAACCTTAAAAACAAACAGGCTTGTCCGGTATAACTTCCCTCACCCTGAATTGTAGGGCCAAAAATTTCTTTAACTAGATACTTCTTCATTTGCTTCCACCTTGCAATTCTCTGTTTCGTAAAGTTCAATCTTATGAATCTTTATTCCGTCACCTTTAAAAAGTTCGGGACAAATTGTTTTTAAAATATACTCTGCCATGTTTTCTGCTGTTGGGTTAAAGTCACAGATGAACATTTTTTTGTTTTGCTCAAAGTTTTTAAACAACTCTATTAACTCAGTATCTTTATTAAAAAGCAAAAAAGTGTGATCCCAGTTCTCATCAATCCATCCACCTAGCTTTTCTTTTATAACGCTGAAATCAATAACCCTTCCGACACTATCAAGAGAATCTGCCTTTGCGTAAGCAAAAATAACATAGTTATGTCCATGAATATTGGCGCACTTACTTTCGTGTTTATAAACCCTGTGACCGGAACAAAACTGTAATCTTCTAACTGCTGAAATCATATTTCCT